GAGCACCAGACGGACGACCAAGCACCGTAGCCATAGGATCAAACGCCGCTCCATACAGTCCTACAAGGTTTTGCTGGAATGCGCGGTTGGCGGCCAATTCACCCTGACGAGCCTGACCAAGAAGACCAAGGTTTGCAATGCCCTGTTGCTGTTGAGAGGCTTGGAAAGCGCGGTTTTGAAGGCCGAGGTTCGCCATCATCTCCTGATTGGTAAGACCAACCTGAGTCTGCGTAGCCTGATTAGCTAGGGCAGTACGCATCGCGGATTCCAAGTTGGTCTGACCAGCAACGTTAGCAGCCTGAGCACCAAACTGTCCCGCCTCATTAAAAGCAGCTTGGTTGGCAGCATTGGCCTGCATCTGGGCCTGCTGGTTAGCCATCTGGAACTGAGAAGCAAGCTGGGCGTTACCCTGAGATGCGGCGTTCTGTGCAGCAGCGGCAAACTGGGCAGCTTGATTCTGAGCGGATGCACCAAACTGTGCAGCTTCATTGGCAGACATTGCCCCAAACTGGGAAGCCTGATTAAGAGCCTGTTGGTCAGCCAAGGAAAGTTGAACACCCGCCGCTTGATTAGCCAGAGCAGAGCGCAACTGGGCATCTTGATTCATCTGGGATCTGCCAAGATCCTGACCATACACCCCCGTAGCAAATCCACGGCTGGCGTTAAGGTCGGCCAGATAAGCCTGATTGAGCGCAGCAGCCTGCTGAATGTCCTGAGCCTGACGCTGACGAACGGCCTCAGAACGAGACATAGCTTCAGCAGCAATCGCCTGATTGCTCATTTCTAGGCCACGGGAAGCGAAAGCCTCACGGGTAGCCTGCTGGGCGTTACGAAGCTCTTCCGGCGAAAGCTGGCCTGTAGAAACAGCCATCTCCGCAGCACGGCGACGGAACGTATCGGAAGCTGCAGTAGGAGCCGCCTCCATAGCCTGTCCGTAAAGTTGCTGTCCAAGGGCACCCTGACCAATCGTCTGGGCTGCAACGTCAGCAACACGCTGGGCGCGGGCAGCATCATAGCCCTGAGCTGCATAGCCCTGAGCGTTATAACCTTGGGCCTCAATCGTAGGAGCAGCACCAAGCATAGCCGCCTGCATTGTGGCAGCGTCATACCCCTGAGCCTGCATGGTGGGGGCAGCACCAATAAGAGCAGCTTGCGCTGGCGTGATGTTTACATCACCAAAAATGCGTGTATTGCTAAGAGCCGTTTGAAGGTCTTTATAAGAATCCCTCTCTCCTCCCATTGCTCGCGCAGCCTCAAGCTGAGCAAACATCTGGGGGTTAGCCTGCATAAGTGCAGACAGATAACCACCGCTTTGGCTCTGGAGGGCGCGGATGTCTGCATCCCGCTGAAGACGATCAGCCGTTTCCTGAGCACCAACTAGCTGCGGGGTAATCTGGTTAAGAATATCAATCGCACCAGCCTGTCCACCAACACCACGAAGATACTGCTCCTGTTCTTGGAGATTGAGTGCCGTGTACTGCGGACGGAATTGCTGTTCAGCAGCCAGAATCCTGCCCTGCAACTCAGGGTCGGCCATCTTATTGATGAAATCCAAAGAGGCTTGACCGGGATCAACGGCTGCCGGGGGCGGGGGAGGTGCTGAAATCGAAGTTTTCATTTATGCAAATCGCTCGAATGTGGAGGCATTATACACTCTAAACCTGTTATTTCCGTCCTTGTTGCGCCGCCACCCAATGTAGGGCAAACGGTAGGGTGCTTGGTCGAAGAACCACTTGAGGCAGTCGTTTCCAACGGCACAATGAACATACCAACAGTCTGGGTTCTCGGGGTTCCAACTGTCGTCCCCCTTAGCCAGTTCAATCGGCTTAGCCATGAGGAAGCGATCCTCTAGGCTTAACACTACGCCATTAGTGAGATACCAACTAAGCTGTTCCTCAAAGTTGAGGCCGCGCTCCAAGAACATCTTTTTAGCCTCATAGATAGGCTTCATTACGAGGCTTCAGTAACAGAGCGGAACGCTTGATAGGCTTCTAGCTTCACCATACGGAGCTTGGGACGGCCCTTGGTTGGGACAAACTTTAGCTGCATCCCATAGGCGCGGATGTTGCCAATACGGCCACGGACAGAGCTATCCTCGCCAATAGGCAGGTCTTCCTCAAGGCTCTGAGCCAATGAGTACATCGGGGCTTCCTTGTCGATGTTTTCGGAAATCATGGTGATGTCCGCATCGCTAGGCTCATACTCAGAGCTTTCAACGTGGATCTCGTAGGAATTGAAGCTCTTGCGGCCAACGTCGTCAAAGACATACTGGCGGGTAACTACCTCTGACTCAATCGGGTACGGGATAGAGTCGCCGCCGGGAACCGTGTAGATGTAGTCGAATCCATCCACGCGCTCATCGATGGTATGTACGCCACCAAAGCGGTTAACGGCATAGAGCTTGTTGATGCCGCCAGCCCCAGACACAATGAGGTTGCTGATGTCCCAGCCCTCTTGGTCGATGATGTCCAAACTCTCCCAGCCCTGATTCAACAGGTTGTAGACGAGGATGGCATTGTTGCGCGGACTGTTATCTAGTGGTACTGCAATCCAATAGCGATTGTCGTGATAGATCGCTACAGCGTTGTGGGCGTAGTCTGGATTGATCCGCTTGATGAGCGGGTTAATCGGGTCAGACAGGGGTAGCCCCGCGCCACGAAGGTTGTACAAGTCTTGGAAGGACGTGGAGTAGACGCCGTTGTCGGACAGGAAGAAGATGCGGTCGCCAATCGTAACCACACTCTTCTGCGCCACCAACCCTGCCTCACGGGTGATTTCCTTCAAAGAAATATCCGCAATAGATCCGCTCAGCCCGAGCATTAAATGGATCGAATTGCGGTTGAAGATAACAGCGTTATCCTCAGTAAATGGGTGAACATACTGGAGATAGTCCGCAATCCCAGCCGTAACCTTTAGCTGGTTTTGGATGCGGTCATAAGTGTCAGAGTCGAATACGTCCGATAGGAGGATTTCATCCCTGACGTTCCGGTCCGTAATTGTTTCGCTGCCGCTGCTGCCCGTGGTGTTGTAGTAATAGGGGACAATCAAACGCCGCTGATGATAGACGCCCCACGCCGGGGCGGGCATATGCGTGAAGCCAAGCTGGGACGGCTGCTTCTTGGCGTACACCACCTTATGCGAAGTTAGATCGGGAACTTCAGCGTAGAAAGTAAAGGTATCGGCGTTTGCTACCGTAGCAATAACATACCCCTGCTCTTGCTCAACAAGAGTAGAACTTCCTTTATCAACAACATGAATCCTGTCCCCAACCAAAAGACCGTGAGCCGTTTCGCTAACCGTTACAATACCGTTTGCAATTACGGTGTTGTTGTTTGAATCCAAATAGGTGGTTGCCGCGTAATCTCCATTAGCCACCTTCGTAAAGGCTGGCGTGCCACTAAAGCTGCCATTCCATTCCAGAGCCGTAGCCCCGTCGCGGAATATGAAAACCTTGTTGAAGGCTTGCAGCATATTCACGGGTTGTGAAATGAAGATGCCAGAAGGGTAGGCAATCGTCGTCGTTGCCTTGGTCGCCATGTTGATAGCGATGGCGTTCGAGAACAGAGCGAGGATGATGTACTCGTCGTTGTTCGATGCGGGATTTGAGAACAGGCATGAGCCGAAAGCTCCGTTGATGCTGCTGGTTCCGAGGATAGCTCCACCAGCCTTAGAGCTAGCAGTAACTGAGTAGGTCTCGCTTCCGGTGGCACCAGCAATCGTGTAGGTAAACGTATCAAGACCAGTAACGGTGATGGTCTTGTTGCCGTTGGGATCCACCGTGCCGGGGCCAACAGCTACAATAGCAACAGCGTAGGACGACGAGAAACCGTGATTGGTTGACGTAGTGATGGTTACCGTCGTGCCGCTGCGGGTGGCCGAGCTAATAACCACTTGCGGCCACAGATAGAACGGCAGAGCAAGCGTCTCGTCCTTCGTTCCAATAACAGGGCCAAACGTATCTACGCCGGGACGCACCTGCCACGTCCCATCCACGTTCATCCGTCCATTGACGGACATAGCAAGCTCCCCGGCCTGCAATTGGTCAGGACGGAGGCGGTTGTTAAATCGGGAAAAGCCAATATCTGCCGTCTCGGCAATAGGCGTATCCCGGCCACTAAAGCTGCTGTAACGTGCCATAGATGAATCCCTAACCAGCGGTTAAGGTTCAACTATGATACCTTACGCCGCT